TAAAGCCTGTTCAGAGCCAAGCACTCCAGTCGGAATAGCTTCAGCTTGGGCAGTCCTGTACCTACTCTGCGCCTGATCCAGTGGCATTCCAATGGCTCTGGAGACCTGCTCAGGGCTGACTCCGTACTGCTGCATTAGAGCGAAAACTTGGCTGTCAGGAGTATTCGGGTTGTTGGCGAAATACGCTTGCAGCTCGTAATCAGTCACCTGACCAGGGCGAGCGTTGTTAACAACCTGCTGATTGAATTGGCCGTATGCAGTCTGCGGATCAAGCCCCATCGCATTGACCACCTGCTGCGGGCTGACCTGATACTGCTGCATCAGCGCATAGGTCTGCTCGTTAGAGATATTAGGATTGGCTGCAAAGAACTGTTGTAGCTGCTGGTCGGTTATTTTTCCTGGCGTGTATTGGCCTGGAGTGTAGTCAGTAACAGTGCCGTCAACAGGCATCGTTGTGATGGGGTTAACAATGTCTCTGGCTTGGGAAAGCACCTCATCACTAACCCCGTTGCTCTGGGCCAGTGCAACAAGGTCTTCGTAGCTTAACTGAGGATTAGCCGCAATGTAATCTGCCACTTCTTTGACTGTGTAAGCCATAATTACCTCTGGAACGGTCGCATCTGTGGGAACTGCTGCATTGCTGGGAACTGTTGCGCCTGCGGGTTAATCAGTCCTGCCAGTGCTGCTTGGTCAATCGGCAAAGATTGAGCCTGCTGCATCTGAGGAATACGCCCGCCTAATAGTGCTGCTCGCATTGCAGGGATAGAGGACAGGTTAGCATTCTGAGCTGCTACGTTGCCGCCCTGATACGCTTGCATCCTTGGCATGAAGGACTGGCCTTGCATCTGGTACGCACGATTAAGCGCCTCTTGATTGATCTGGCCGGCTTGACCGTATCCACCAATCATCGTGTCCTGCGCCTGTTGGTAGGCTGGCATCAGATTAGCCATCTCAGTGTTAGCCATTGCCATCGAGCGTCTGTTGGCTTTGCTGATGTCTTTCTTTTGTGATCGCTGACTCAGTGCATTGGCTCCTGCTGCTACCGCTGCCGCGCCCATCGTAATCGGGTCAAAGCCCATGATATATCCACCTCGCCTTATGTTCAGTGAAGCCCAGATTAATCAACATTTTCTTTAATGCAGACCTGTTATCAGGGGCCGTTGTGTAAATTTCATTCCAGTTATACGCGCTTACCCACTTCAACATCCTGACAAGCACTTCCTTGATTCCTGCCCTGTCGCGCAGCTTGCAGCAAATGTGTACTTCTAAATCGTTTTGCTTTTGGATCAGTTGCACAAGCACCTTGTCGTTAACCAGCAGAAGACCGGCTGTGGTCTGTATGTCATCAACGTATATCCCCCAAGGAATGCTCACTGTGGGGTCTTGCAAAATATCTAGCACCTGAGCCTTGCTTGGTCTGACCGCTATATTCGGCTTATCCCGCATCATCATTTTGAGCTTTGTTATACCAATATCCATCCTTGCGTCCTGTCGCCACCGATCTGTGAGAGCATTTTACGGTATTCAATTGATCCCGCTGTGCCTGCTGAGTTGATGTACAGTTGATACTGTCTGGCCTCAACTACGCCTTCTGGTGAGCCTGTGCCGATAATGGGAATACTCAGCGAAGCATCAAGCGTCCACGTTCTGAATGCTTGGGCCATTTTACCAGATTCGTCAACAATTGGCTGTCCAGCATTCAGTAGTGGAGTGGTCATTTCGTGCCACCTATGATCTCAGCGTTGAGCTGTAATATCACTGGTTTGACTGCGTCAGTCAGAGTGAATCGGAATATCTCAAACCTCGACACTCGACCGTTACGTCTCCAGATTGCTCGCCTGTCGTACTCGCCCGCTTCGCCGATTGATCGTGTCCTGGCATCTGACCAAGTCTTTCCGTCTGCGCTGCGCTCCAGACTAATTACCGGATTCACAACGTCATCATTACCAACACCAGACTCAACAGTAAGTTCTAGTGATGGGACGAATATAGACTTAAGGTTGTTCTGAAAAGGCTGAGTAGCTACCCGTCTAATAATGGTGTTCTCGTACTCCGTGTAAACCAGTGGATCAATTCTTCCAATCCTGCCGTCAACGAAGTCGCCACACAGTATCTGGTTATAAGCCTTACAGATCGCTCTCACTCGGTATCGACTCAAGTCACCATCGAGCACAGAACGCCTTTCGTGCCATCGCTTTGCAGTCAGGTCGAATACCAGGGTAGTAGTCGGCAGCGTGAAACCAATAAAGTACGCCCCGTTCTGCGAATACGCCCAGGCGTAGATAGACTCAAGCTGGGACGCTGTTAGATTCTGGAGCAGGTTATCGATAGGGGTTGAGCTGATCTTCGCTGTATCGTTGCCAGAGAGCGCCCAGATGGATGGCCCTTCGTTCTCTCCACCACCCACCCAGACAACAGTGTCTTGTGCGTTGATCAGTGAGTAGGGAGCGTAGACGCCTTTCTGCAAGAATAAGCCTGTGCGCTGGAATGGGAAGTCAGTCCCTCCGACATTCTGGAAAGCCTCGATGGTCTGTGATCCAGAAATGAACAGTTGGTTCTTGAACACGATAGGAGCAACAGTCACATCAGGATCAGACTCAGCAGTTCCAAAGTCCAGAGCGTTGTAGCTCAATCCATCATTGGGAGCCGAGCAGATAAACTTCTTGGTGTCGGTTGTGCAAACAAAGTAGGAGTCGATGAAGACAACAAACTGCGGGTTGCCGTTAGCGTCAAAGTCGCCGTCAGTGATCTGGGCAAACGTATCTGTCACATGGTTGTAGATGTACCCGTCACCGCCAGGCACCAGCACCATCAACTGGATTCCGTTATCGGCCATTGAGCATTGAGCAGTGCCTGTGATCGTCCCCAAAGAGGTCAGGCTGTATGTAGCCACGCCGCCAGTTATTGTCTCGACGATCTTGTACAGAGCATTACCGTTGACCGCATAGGCAATCCCTGCCATTTCGTGCATCCCTCGGTTTTGCTCCTCAATTGTTCCAGAGGACACAAGCTCTACTAAGCCTGGGGTGCCAAACAGGTTCTCAGGACTCAGTGCTGGAGCCTCGCTCACGTTCACATACCAGTTCAGGCACTCTTGTGCGCTCAAGGGTAGTGAAGGGCTGACGTAGAACCCGTTGGTGATCGGAAGTGCTGGCATCAGTTAATACTCAATACAGCTCTGCTTACCGTGATGTTGTTTGTTGCTGTGGAGTTCTGGACATAAATTTCAATGTAATCATTTGTCGCCATCGAGACTTGATACACAAGCGGAACTGCTAAGTGTGCGCCATGGCTTATCTTTGATTCGATTCGTGAGCCAGCAATTGCAGAGCCGTTCTTGTAAAAATACACCTGGATGTTTTGGTTAGAACCACTGGCTGGGTCTAAGCTCAATGCTGCGTTGATCGTGAGAATCTGAGTTGTTGCACCCGTGTAAGTGATCCGACCTGCTGTTGTACAAGTTGCGTTAGTAGACAGATCAACAGTCCACGTTCCAGCCACCAGAACAGGAGTAGCAGTGGACGCGATTACAGTCGCTGTACTGTTACCCTGCATATAGACCTGACCACGCACCTGAGCCGCCGCTGGCGCGTTGGTGATAGTAATCGTGCTGCTTGCCGCTGTCAGGGTAATTCCAGTACCAGCGACCAGTGAAACAAAGGTTGGGCTGAGTGCTGTGGTGTTCAGCATCAACGGCGAGCCGGTCGAGTTAACAGTAAAGTTGTGCGCTAATGTAATTCCGTTCTCTGCTGAGACGCTGGCTGCAATACCTGATCCATTTTCAAGGTTGCGGATATTGTTAACAGTCCCCGATACATCCAAGACAGGAGTGCCGGTAACAGCGCCATCCTGAACAATCGTGCCGGTTACACCAAGACCTGAAATGAAGTTAGCGTAGGTGATCTTGTAGTTGTAGCCGTTGTAGAAGAACCCGAAATAGGAGCCTGGCGTTACGGTGGTTAACGCCTCGAAATCGGACTGCCTTACGCCATAAGTTCGTTCAACCATTTGTGTTTATCTCCAGTGCAATCCCGCCGCTAATTTCTGTCGCCACCAATGGATCGTTCTCAGGATAGAAGTGCAGGCCATTGCCGAATTGATTGTCTTCGTTGCCAGAGCCAACAGGAAGAGTTGATGGAAGGCTTGTGGGTGTAATGTATTGACCCAATTGACGCATCGCCTGCATCCCCTCACGCGCTGTTGCAGCAAGCTCTGCTGTTACCACGCCACCGTAGTAAGGGACAGACTGGAACGCCATGTTAGCGATTAAGCCAGTCAAAGCCCCAGGCGGAACAGTCACCTCGTCGGCCAGCCCTGTTACTGCTGTGTACCCAAGATTGATGCCCTTAGCCGCAAGGCTGGACATATAGTTGTTCATTGCAAATATGAAATCCTGATACTCGTCAGCTTCCAGAGGAGCCTCTGACGCCTGTACCAGAATTGCTTGCAGTGAAGCCTTGGCTACTTGGGCAACGGTTGCCATTATTCAAACCTCGGTTTGGCGGTCTTAGCCGCTTGCTTGAACGATTTGGCAGTGGGAGCACCAGCAGTGCCAGGCTTACGCATCTTCTCGCCTGAGCCTTCTTTGATGCGCTTGCGCTTTGCTGCAATGTTCGCGTATAGACCTTTCATGTCACGCCTCTTTAGATTTAGCTGGCCGACCACGCTTCTTTTCTTCCACTACAGGTTCTTGGTCTTTAGGCTTCCAGCCCAGACTTGCAGCAGCTTCGTAGCTACCGCTGTCAACATTGACTTCCACGCCGCTTGGTTTGATCCAGATACTTGTGCTCACCATTTTTCCTTTGCAGCCCAGTAAGCTGCTGACATTTTGCCTTTGTTGATGTTCTCTCGATGTCTTGCCATGAATGAAGCTCTGCGCTTGCGGTCTGCTTCAGACTCGCCTTCACGCTTTGGACTACCGCTCACACCTTGCTGGCCGAAGCGGATCGTCTTGATATCGTCGCCTACTTTGGCAACAACAACATGGGATTTTGTGGGATGACTCGGAGTGCGCTTTGGCTTGTTGAAGCCTTCAACGCCGACTCTGTCTAATCGCGGGTCTTTAGCTTTTGGCATGATTCACCCCAGATGATAATGGTGACGCACCCCTGAAGATGCGCCACCATTGTACCACTACTTACACGCCGAAACCCTGGCCTGCCTTGCTTGGGTCGAAGCAGGCATACGCAGGCAGAAGGTCGAAACGAATCTGCTGCGAGTTAGCGTTACCGTCACTGTACTTGCTGATACGAATGCTCATACCGTCTGAGGTAGTCGCAACAGTGTCAGTGGAGTACAGCTTAGGCAGCTTGACTGTTCCCAATCCAAATGCCTGCTTAGTG